GAAGGTGCCATGGTTCTTGGTACTAATAAATTACTTAAATGGGAAATAGCTAAAAATATGATGAGACCAAAAAGTAATTATACTAAAGTTAAAATGAACTATAGTATAGTAGCTCCTCGTATGTATAAAGGTAATATAGACTCTTTGGTAAAACGTATTACAGGTTTTGCTGATATGATACAGCTTACGCATTTAAAACTACAACAAGTAATGTCTCGCATGATACCTGATGGTGTTTATTTAGACGCAGACGGTTTAGCTGAAATAGATTTAGGTAATGGTACAAACTATAA